CTGTCTACGCTGTCAACCCGCAGACTCGCGAGTCTACCGGCAGCCTTCAGCAGTTCGTCGTGACCGCAGCCGCTACTGCAAGCGCAGGCGGTGTTGCCGAGCTCTCCGTCAGCCCTGCTTTCTACCCGGCTGATTCGGCTACCGATGCAAACGTGGCTCTGGCTACCATCAACGATATGCCCGCCGAGAACGATGTGGTTACCTTTGTTGGTTCTGCTTCTTCGCAGTACCCGCAGAACCTCATCTACCACAAGGATGCTATCACGATGGCCACCGCTGACCTTCTGCTTCCGCAGGGTGTCGACATGGCTTCCCGCCAGGTCCACAATGGTGTCTCGCTGAGGATTGTTCGTCAGTACGACATCAGCAATGATGCCATGCCTTGCAGGATTGATGTCCTGTACGGTTACGGTGTGATTCGTCCTGAGGCCGCAGTCCGCATGTGGGGTTAAGCCCGAAACGCCCCCTCTTCGGAGGGGGTATTTTTTAATTTTCAACTGGAGAACACTATGGGAAACACGAAACCTGTTGGTGTTGCTTACTCCGACCCCGAGATTAATGGTGGTTCCATTTCTGGCGCTACTGTTTCTGGATGTACCATCAACAATGATGTTACTGGGGATGTGACTGGCAACGTAGCTGGGTATGTTATTTTTCCGTCTGCTGACCCGCTCGTAGCAGGGGCTTGGTGGGACAATGCTGGTACACTGACGAAGTCTACCGGAGAATAATTTCAAGGGGTCTTCGGGCCCCTTTTAAAATTTCAGAATTATGGTTATATACTTGAAACACCCGATTCACGGCACCAAGGTCGCATGCTCCGAAATGGAGGCTGACTACGACAAATCATCCGGGTGGGTGGAATTTGACCCTACTGCAAAAGGTATCGTCACTATGGACGAACCTGTCAATAATCTCGTCGAGAAGCCTGTAAGCAGGCGCCGGCGCAAAATAGAAGAGTAATGTCCACAACTGTCGGAGACATCATCAACGGTGCGTTGAAACTCCTCGGAGTGCTGGCGGAGGGTGAAACACCTTCAGCGGCTACCTCGCAGGACTCATTCACCGCGTTCAATCAGATGCTTGACTCATGGTCAACTGAACGCCTGGCGGTCTACACGACCGAAGAGCAGGTGGTTTCGTGGCCAGCGGGGGAAGTATCACGGACTTTCGGTCCTACCGGCGACATCATCGGAACGCGCCCGATACAGGTGGACTCTGCGACATACTTTGTGGTTGATGGCGTATCATACCCTGTTGTGCTTGTCAACGAAGCGCAGTATAACGGCGTTTCGGATAAAAACATTGACACCTCGTATCCGCAGATTATGTGGGCGCGGATGGATTACCCCGACATTACGATAAAGCTGTACCCTGTTCCTTCGAACGTGATTGAGCTGCACATCGTTTCGGTGAAAGCACTTGCGGAAGCCACGAACCTTGCAACTGAACTCGCGTTGCCCCCCGGTTACCTTCGTGCGCTGCGGTACTGCCTTGCGTGCGAAATTGCGCCAGAGTTTGGCGTTGAACCATCTCCGACGATTCAGCGCATTGCGATGACATCAAAACGTAACCTCAAGCGGATCAATTCGCCCGGGGATTTACTTTCACTGCCGTACCACGTGGGCGCACGCTGGTCACGATACGACATTTTTGCAAGCAACTACTGATGGATACACCTATTCTCGGTGGAGCGTATGTAGCTCGAAGCGTCAACGCAGCGGATAACCGTATGGTGAATCTGTTTCCAGAACTCGTTCCCGACGGAGGAAAAGAAGCTGGTTTTCTCTCTCGTGCGCCGGGGCTTCGCAGACTTGCCACCATAGGCACAGGCCCCATTCGCGGGCTGTACGCATTTGGTGCCTATGGGTATGTGGTGAGCGGCAACGAGCTATACCGAATTGATACCGATTATACGGCTACGCTTCTGGGCGCTGTAGTGGGCACTGGACTTGTCAGTATGTCTGACAACGGGTACCAGCTATTTATTGCCGCCAACCCGAATGGCTACGTATACAACGCCACGACCGAGGTGTTTTCCGCCATCACCGATACCGATTTCCCCGGCGCAGTGACTGTTGGCTTTCTTGACGGGTACTTCATCTTCAACGAACCCGATTCACAGAAGTTCTGGATTACCTCAATTCTTGACGGAACCCAGATTGACGCGCTTGATTTTGCTTCCGCCGAAGGGGCGCCGGATGACGTGGTTGCCCTCGCGGTTGACCATCGTGAATTATGGCTTTTCGGCAACAACTCCATAGAGGTCTGGTACGATTCTGGCGACGCGCTGTTCCCTATCACGCGTATACAGGGCGCGTTCATTGAACTCGGATGCGCGGCAGCGTACTCGGTGGCGAAATTGGACAACGGGCTGTTCTGGCTTGGAAAGGATGCCCGTGGGCAGGGAATTGTCTATCGTTCAAATGGGTACGCTCCTATGCGTATTTCCACACACGCAATAGAGTACGCGCTATCGCAGTATGGCAATCTGTCGGATGCAATCGGGTATACGTATCAGCAGGAAGGGCACAGCTTTTATGTGCTGACGTTTCCTGATGCAGACGCAACATGGGTGTATGATGTTGCTACACAAGGGTGGCACGAAAGAGCCAGTTTCTCAAATGGCGCATTTCACCGCCACCGGTCAAACTGCCAGATGGCGTTCAACAGCGAAATTATCGTTGGCGACTTTGAAGACGGGCGCATTTACGCGCTTGATATGGGGACCTATGCGGACGACGACCTTGAGCAGAAGTGGCTCCGGTCGTGGCGCGCGATTCCTACGGGGCAAAACGAACTGAAACGCACATCACAGCACACGCTTCAGCTTGATTGTGAATCTGGCACAGGTATTGTTACCGGGCAGGGTGAGGACCCGCAGGTAATGCTCCGGTGGTCAGACGACGGTGGACATACATGGTCAAACGAGCATTGGGCCGCGATGGGTAAAATTGGTGAATACGGTAAAAGAGTCATCTGGCGCAGGCTTGGTATGACGATGAAACTCCGTGACCGAGTGTATGAGGTCAGCGGCACCGACCCGGTGAAGATGGCCATTATGGGCGCACAACTTTTTGTTACTCCGACCAATGGCTAATGTAACTCCAATCACACCGCCGAGGGTTCCGCTTTTGGATGTAAATTCAGGAGTGATTTCCCGTGAGTGGTACCAGTTCTTTCTCAGCTTATACAGGCTGTCCGGTGGGGGAAGCGATGTGATGTCATTACAGGACGTGCAGCTTGGACCTCAACCCGCAGATTATTCCAATGAAATTGCCGCGCTGTCGGGCTCGGAGCTTGAACCCCCTGCAGAACCTGTAGTGTTGCCAGGGGACCCGCTTGAACCAAAAGCGCAACCAGCGTTATTGTCACAACTCCATGATGTAGGCGCATTTAACCCTACGGACGGGGATAAACTGATTTTTAACGGCACAGCATCCCGATGGGAAAAAGATTCCAGAAGCTACTTAATCCTTGATGAATAACTATGAGCGTTATCGTAAAAGCACTAATCCCGTCCAAAACCGCTGAAGCGGCGCAGACGACGCAGTATACTTCTTCGGGGGTGTACACTATCATTGACAAGTTCACGGCGGTAAACTACAGCGCTTCAGCCGCAGACATCAGCGTAAACCTTGTCACGGCCGCAGGCTCCGCCGCGGATGCCAACGTCATCACCAAAAGTAAAACGCTCCAGGCGAACGAGGCGTATGCTTTCCCCGAGATTGTTGGGCACATACTGACCCCCGGGTCGTTTATATCCACGCTTGCAGGCACAGCAGATTCAATAAGTCTCCGCGCCTCTGGACGGGAGGTGACACAGTGACGGGCGAACTCTCGGCTATGACCGAGCAGAAGATTGAACGGCTTGAAGGCATGATGCTTGAGCACGAACAGGCTGAGTGCCCAGTCACTCATCATTTTGGCCCGGGGCTATATATCCGGCAGGTACTGATTCCTGCGGGAACATTTGCCATAGGCCACTACCACAAGCACGCACACATGAACGTGATGCTCACCGGTAGAGTGATTGTGTTCAATGATGACGGCACGCAGACCGAACTGGTTGCCCCGCAGACTTTTATGTGTAAAGAAGGCAGAAAAATAGGCGTGGTACAAAGGAAATGGAAAAGTTAGCGATGTTACGGACGCCGTTCAGGAAATGTGGAGAAAGCTGTGCGAGCGTTTTGGCAACTACCTGAACCCGTCGATTTCGTTACCGAATTGCGAAGACGCCTTCGACGCCCGCGTCGCATGGCTACTCGGTTTCCTCTGGTTGAACAGTGACGAGGTCGAACTCGTTGGGAACGAAAAAGATGGGTCCTTCTTGCTTCTAAAAAGCGTTGCCAATTCAAACTGATCTGTCGGTGAAACATCTAAACAAGGTTGTCGCGACATGGCAGGACTGGTACCACCAGAACCGCTCGATGTTTCGGTACTCACCATTTCCCATTGAAAAAGCGAATACCTCGAACTGCTATATCTTTGCATTGAACCAAATCACTCCTCGGATTCGATTTGTTCTTTATCCGGGTGATCGTGGAGGCGATGTGTACATTCTCGGACCCGACAACGAGCTGTGGGATTTTCTTCTATGGCTCGATAACCCGAGAGACAAGACGCTACACGACATGGTCACTGATACGTTCGAGCCGTTTCTAAAATGGTCCAACGCGCTCACAAGAGTTGACCGAATCGAGCTCATCGCAACATCTCGTAACGGCTCAAGAGACACCAGGATTATGTCGCCACCGGATTCCCGTGGAAGGCGGGTACCGCTGGAGTACGACTATGAGAGAGGAAATTACCGACGTACGCCGGAATCGAAAAGCGATACCCGGTGGATTCTGGTAGAAGAGATCGGGGTACACGCATAACCCATAGAACGAAGGACTGGGTACGAGTCTCTTTGAACGCGATAAAGCGCCTGGTATTCTTGTATTGTTGATCACTTCTCTCTCCGATCTCAAAGCTAAATCTCGTAGCCATTTGTGTAGCCTTTATCGTTGACAAATAATGAAAAACGGTGAGAAAATATACAAACAAGAATCTTGTAATTCTTTGCTATGTAATGATTAATGATGACCAATGAGAAACGACGAAAAACGCCGCATTAGATTCAGGGTCAATTGCACCAAAGGGTCGTACCGGAAGACGAAGTCTGAGGAACGATCCCGGCAGTAAGTGCGTGGAAGTTCAAGCCTTCTCTCGGGCACGTATAATTCATTTCCTGATAAGGATTTAAAGCTTCTCACTTCGAGAAGCTTTTTTATTTGGCGGCACCTTTGGCGAAAACGTCAACGGAACGTCAACGGTTTCTGAATACGAGTAACTCCTTTTAATCGGCTTGTCAGCCAAATCAAGCGGAAGGAGTTTTCAATGCCAATGACCAAAGAACTGATCTCTTACTCGTTGCCCTCAAATGGTCCCGGGCATCCATCTTTATCAACCTGATTCCTGTTACAGCCGTCTTTTTAGGCTGGCTGATTTTAGGTGAGACATTAAATTCCAAACAGATTCTTGC